CTGCTAATCGTCGAGCTGTCAACACAGCTCGACTCGCCTACCTATCACGGAGGGACCGATCATGATCACAGCTCTCCTTGTTTCCTTCCTTGCATCCCTTGCTGCGATCTTCTCGGTCGCCTTCCACGTCACCACAGCCTGAGGAGCGCCAGCCATGAACGACAACACCCAGAAGCCTATGACCCGCAAGGGCAAGCCCTGCAAGGTCCTGCAAGACGGGCACCCACGCAGGATGTCCGACGCTCGCAACGCGTGGCGCAAGATGAACGACACACAACGCGAGGAGTTTCTCGCCTGGATCGCGAAGGAGGAGGTGTGAAGATCGCACGCCTACTACTTGAAACCGTGATCGCTTCTGTCGCCGCCTCTGTGGCGTCCATCGTCGCGATCCTATTCACTTCTAACCACTAACCCGCCGGGCAATACAGCCCACAACAACAAAGGACACACAATGCCAACATCTTCTAACTTCCTATCCGCCGAACGACCCGACCAGCACCCTTCGGTCCCTTCCTTTGTCGACGACGACAACCGCACGACCGTGGTGCAAGCGGTTAAGGCGTGCCTTGTCGCTGTAGATAAGCCGACAAGCATTAGGACTGGACTACGCGACATCCATTGCGAGATCCGAAACTCCGAAGGGACCATGCTTGAGTCGCACCTATTCGCGACTGCTACCAACGGTCATATTGCCTTGACCGTAGAGACTCGGATCCCACACTGCGATCCGTGCTCGTTTCTCGTGTCGGGAGAATCCGCGCGAGACTTCGTACGAAGTAAAGGCTACTCGGCGTTGCTTCCGTCCTATGACGAGTTCCCCGATGTTCGACAAGTGATCCCCACGAAGTTTGGTCCTTCGGATCTAGATATGAGCGGGAATACTCCGCGCGTCGGATTCTCTGGTCTCTACTTGACCGCCATGGGGAAGATCCTGACAGCGCTCAAGATGAATAGAGCCGGGATCGGGAGCGCTGTAGCAATGCGACACAATGGACCCTTGTCTCCCGTCCTATTTGAATCCGACTTCGCGCCCGAATCTGGCGATCCCGCATCGATCCGAGGGTTTGCCCTTGTCGTCATGCCAGTCCGTCTCAACTAGAAAAGGAACACGCAATGACACACCTACACATCACAACGGACTCCCCGGACGACTTCAACTCCACCCCCGCCTTCGGCGGACCAGTAACCGCGCGGATCTCTAATCCAGACGCCGAGAACGGAGCGCCTACAGCCGGCGGCTGCTCGTGGATGAACTCAGCCCAAGTACACGTCGATCCCGAAGCCGACGAAGTGACACTAACTGTATCTGTTGGCGATCCGCGCGGTGGCTTTGTATTTACAGTCCGAAGGCTCCCCGATGGTCGCCTGCTAATCCATACGCCGCACCCTGGCGAGTCTACGCCGCATGTTAAGACGATCCAGCTACACGAGGGCACCTTGCAAGCAGAAGGGGACTTCAGCGACAACTACGTTGCATGCGAGGACTGCTGCGAAGTGATTAGCCTAGAAGAGGTCTCGGATATTGACGCGATCGGATCGGTGTGTTCCGACTGTGCGACTGCTTATGACGATCCGGGGTTCCCTTCGCGGGAGGTGGGACAATGATTAAAGCTCAACTAATTGTCCGCATAACCCGCGCGGAGCTTGTCGAACTTGCCAAAAACCACTTAGAAAAGATCGGACTCACTGGACGGTCAATCGAGGAAGCTAGCGCGCAAGTGTTCCCCGACTATGGAGATCCGGTAGAAGGTGAAACGATCCCCTACTGGCAACCCGATACGATAGAAGTCAGGTTCGATAGCTTCCCCATGCACGACGACTAACAGCCCACAACGTCAACCACGCGAAGCCCGGATCGGTCAATCGGTCCGGGCTTCGCTGCGTTCTGGGTTCTAGCTCAGGATCCACGCTCGATCCTGACTCCGAGCCGCAACAGTGCCCCTAGAATCGCCTAGGACGGCGCGCCCCTTGTCAGGACACCTAATAAACCATAGACCCGCACAGAATCGCCTTGTGTCGCCTGCTATCGGCTAGATCGGCGGGCCCAGGTACACGGGATCCACGCGCCAACATAGCTGGAACCGAGGCCCGATCCGCCCCCAAAAAACGACCCGACAGAGGGGCTCGAGCTTGGGCTTGGCTTGGGCTGTAGGCCGAAGGCCCAGCGTCCTAGGCGTTTTGTCCTAGGCGTTTTCCTAGGCGATCTGAGAGACGATCTCTCTCCTATAGGTATAGGGATACCCCCCCCATACCCCCCCCTCCCCCACCCCCCCCCTCTGTGAAACGAATAAAAGATCCGACAGGGTTTGACACTATCCGCGAACACAGCTAGTGTTCAAGGACGGTAGCAATCAAGCTGCCACTCACCGAGAACACACAATGACGAAACCATCCAAGCGCTACCCGCACACCCCCGGACCGTGGTCGCTTTCTACAGAAGGCAAGCCATCACCAATAATTAACAGTATTGCTAACCGTTCATGGTGGAGCGACTGTGACCGGGCCAACGCCCGCCTCATCGCCGCAGCCCCCGATCTGCTGGCTGCAATCGTTGCCCTCTACAACGCGTGTGAAACCCCGTATTGGGCCGAGAAGTACGTGGAAGCAAGGAATGGTGCGCTGCGCGCCATCGCGAAAGCTACCGAAGAAGGAGGTGCGTGATGGCCTTTTTGTACAGTGATGGGGGCCGAGTTGCCGCCGGATTCAAGGGGGACGCGCGCGACTGCGTGGCGAGGTCTATTGCTATCGCTACGGAGCGACCGTACCGAGATGTCTATAGAGACATAAGTGCCCGATGCAAAGAGGCGGGGCTCGCGCGGTCTGCCCGCAACGGAGTTCCCCGCAAGGTCTATCAAAAATACCTAAGCGATCACGGTTGGGAGTGGACCCCCACAATGAAGGTGGGCCAAGGGTGCAAGGTTCATCTGAAGGCCGCCGAGCTTCCCTCTGGGCGCATCATCTGCAGGCTGTCGAGGCACATGTGTGCCGTTGTGGACGGGGTCATCCTAGACACCTATGACTGCTCTCGTGAGGGGTCTCGGTGTGTATACGGGTACTTCTCGAAGAGAGGTGCGTGATGGAAGGCAACCTCACCCACTGGCTAGACATCATTCCTGCCGTCGAGATCCCTGCAGGAATCCCCTATGCCCGCAGAATTAAGTCAGAGAGCGGGGACCGCACGCACCGGGAAATCACCCAGGCAGCTTGGGAGGTGGAGGAGTGCGAAGAGGCGGGGGACTCCTTCGGGGAGTGGGGGGGTGCCTGGACGGCGAGTATTCGGATTGACCTTGAGCACCCTCAGGGTGTCGCCCACACGCTTCTCTGGCTCCGCTCGAACGCGACTGTCGAGACAGAGACCTCTTCCTGGTTCGCGTTCTCCGGGGCAGACATCCTGGGCCGATGGCTCTCTGGAATCACCACCGACGAGGACCGCTTCGCCATCGCAGAGGCTATGGCAGACATCGTCTTTGCGAAGAAGGGAGGTGCGTGATGAACTGCGTCGAACTCTTCGCTGGTGCTGGGGGAGCTGCTCTTGGTCTTGGGGCTGCCGGCTTCTCACACCTAGCCTGCATCGAGAACGACCCCGACGCCTGCGAGGCTCTCCGATCTGCCGACCTGCCTTGTGTCGAGGGAGATGTGCGCGACCCTGACCTGTACGAATCCGAGTGGGTCGGAGAAACGCTGTTGTGGAGTTCCTTCCCGTGCAAGGCGTGGAGCACCTCTGGGGTCCGTGAGGGCGCAAGGGATCCTAGGGGTGGCGACATGTGGCAGGCCACCGTGGACGCTATCGACTGTCTTGAGCCTGAGTGGTTCGCGGCAGAGAACGTTGTTGGGCTGACTCAACACAAGGGAGATTGCTGGGGAGGTTGCCTCGGCCCAGAGAACTGCGCGCGGGCCTACTTCGACAGAGTGATCCTCGCCCAACTAAAGGAGCGCTTTCCCTCGGTGCAGCATCGCGTCCTGAATGCATCGTCCTTCGGGGTTCCCCAACACCGAAGGCGCATCATCATCGTCGCTGGACCGAAGGCTGTCGATTGGCCCGAGCCTACGCACGGCAAGCCCAGCAAACAGGATGATCTCTTTGGTCGCGACCTTCTTCCTTGGGTCAGCGCGGGCGAGGTCCTGGGGCTCGATGGGATCCTCCACACAGGGGGAGAGGACTATCGGTATCGTCCTGATCGAAAAGACAGAGAACGACCCGCCCCAACTTCTGAGCCGGGACCTACGGTGGGAAGCAGAGGAAACACGATAATCACGACCTCGTGCGGAGAGCGACGACGCCTGACCGTTGCCGAGTGCGCGCGACTTATGGGCTTCCCCGCAAACCACCCCTTTCATGGGAACCTCACTAGGCAACACCAGCAGGTCGGCAACGCTGTTCCTCCGAAGCTCGCAGAGGTCGTGGGTCGCGCCATCCTGGGAGCAGCACGATGAGACAGGCTGGAACCAAAGCTACGAGCTGGAAGAGCGAAGAGAGCGTCCTAGCCCTGTGCCTGATGGACGAGTCTTCGTTGCATGAGCTTCGCACCTACGGGGTGACTGCAGATCACTTCTTCGATCCAGGGCACCGAGAGGTCTATCGAGGAATGCTGGAAGACCTACGCCTCGGCATGGCACCTGACGCAGCCACCGTCCTTGACCGACAGATGAAAAACGTGGGCGAAGGAAAGGTGTGGGGGGACATCCAGTCTTTGACCTACAGCCTTGATCGGATTGGCCGAGCCACCCCTAGAAGGACAAACCTTCGGGGGCACGCAGAGAAGGTGCTCGACAGCGCTAGGCGTAGAGCCCTGGTCCGCTCGTGTGACCGGATCCTTGCGCTCGCAGCCGACGATGTAGCCACCGACGAGATTGTCAGAGAGGTACAGCAGGCAGGGATCCAGGCAAACGTCAACGCAGCGGGCACTGTCGACCTCGTGACGATGGAGCAGATAGCCAGGGAGGCTTGCGACCGGGCAGTCTCGGTTGCCCGCGGCGACGACGTAGACACGACGGTGCCCCTGGGGCTGCGGGACCTCGACGGGAAGTTCACAGCCAAGAAGGGAAGCTATATCCTCATTGGAGCCCGCCCCTCGATGGGTAAGACGCACTTCCTGCTCTCCATCGCAGAGCAGGTAGCGAGGGGCTCAGGTCCTGTCCTCTTCTGCTCTGTGGAGATGGGAGTGACTGCCATCGGAGACCGCATCTTCGCCCACGACGCTGCAGGCGACTGGTCAGAGAATGAAGACGCAGCGACCTACAGCGCCACCCAGGTAATGAAGCGGTGGGAAGGGCTGCCGCTCCACCTTGATACGCAGTCGAGGGACCTCGCGAAACTCCTATCCTCCATCCGAGTCGCAAAGCAACGCTACGGGATCGTCGCCGCGATGGTTGACTACCTTCAGCTTGTCCGTCTCCCTAGGGGAACCAACAGAGAGCAGGAGGTGGCCTCTGCGTCACGGGAGCTTGCTGCTCTCGCCCACGAGTTAGACATCGTGCTCTTTGTTGCGTGTCAGCTCAACAGGCAGCTAGAGAACAGACCCCTCCGAGACAGGCGACCCCGGATGTCTGATCTAAGAGAGTCAGGGCAACTCGAGCAGGACGCTGATGGGATCCTGTTCCTCTTTCGAGAGGCTGCGTACAACCCCGGATGCGACAACCCCGAGATGCTGGAGGTGGGGATCGCGAAGCAACGAAACGGAAGAGCCCCACGCACTTCCTTTTGCCACTACCAGCCCGGTGATGGCTATGTCCGAAACCTCAACCACGGTGATGAGATGCGAGCGAAAGCTGCGTCTGTGCGCCCCAAATAGGAGAACACACAATGGCCAATAGAACGAAGGGACTAATCACCCCTCTGCAGAACCGACCGGACCCACCCGTCTTTGTCCGAGGAGCCCTCGCTGATCATCTGATGAACATGATCCTCGACCAACAGCGCTGCCAGGCGTGTGCCCGATTAATTGACACAGGAGAGGCGTGGGGCGTCGTAGCAGACGTTCGTCGGGACGACCCCGAATCTACTGCCTATATCCAGGCTGTCAGGCTCTGCGCCACCTGCTGGTCGCACCCAGCCCATGCGGTGAAGCAGTTGGGAGGGAAGTGGGCATGAGCAACCCAGGACATTTACTGTCCCGCCTTGCTGCTACCTTCAAGCCCGCTGGAATCTGCCAGCGGTGGGGCTGCGGGCTTCGGGTTGGAAAGAAGTCAACCTTCGGGGCCGGTCCCGTCTGCATCGTTTGCCAATACAACCTTAGAGCAACCCCTTTTCCTAAGCACCTAGGAGATCGCAATGAAAACACTAAAGAGATTCAAGCCTCGCCCCCACGTCCTGACCAACACAGCCCTCGGCAGGATGCGTGCCTGCGAGCGGAAGTATTACCTGCGAAACGTCGCGGGCCTGAAGTCGCGCTATAGGAGCGCTGCGCTAGGTATCGGCTCTGCGTTTCACGCTGGAATTGAACATCAGAGCGTTGAGGCTGCAGAGGCTTGCCTTAGAGGGGAGGAGGTATGAGCCTCGCTCTTTATGACCCCAAGCTAGAAGAGCAGGTCGTCGTCGCCCGAGAGATGGTGCGCGCGGCGCTCAACCGTTGGCTCGATTGGCCCGAGAACCGAGAGGTCCCATTCCGGATGCCGGTGTTCAGTCCGCAGGGCAGAGCTAGCCGAAACTACGACTTCGGTGGAGTGATCGACGGCTACCCCTCAGATAACGTTCACAGCTTCTGGTACGACAAGATAGGGGAGTGGAAGACGACGGGAAGGCTGTCCTCTGATTACATCCTAGGGCTGCAGACCAAGTCTCAGCCGAGTGCCTACTGCTATGCAGCGTCGAGGCTGCTGGGGAGGCCCATCCGCACCGTCGTCTACCGCATCGTTCAGAAGCCGACGATCAAAAGACGGACGAAACAGAAGCCCGAGACCCTAGAGGAATACGCTCAAAGGCTTCGCGAGTATTACATGACCCGCCCCGAGACACTGTATGAGGAGTGGGTGACGAGGACTGATGAGCAAATCCTCGACTGGGAGTCAGAGATGTGGGAGGTATCTCTTCGCACAAACGACATCCGCAAGGGGCGACGGTTCCCAATCATGAACGACTCAAGCTGCGCTCAGTTTGGGCGTTGTGAATATCTGGATCTCTGTGCGAGGTCCGTAACCGAGGAAGCCTACGACACCGTCGAGGACTTCCATCCCGAACTAACTGAAGCAATGAATGGAGCACAACAATGAGCTTGCTGCCTAAGGGAAAACATAAACCACGTGCCGGCATGTCCGAGTCACGACACATGATCCAGGGATCTCCTGGGGCCGGAAAAACGACCTTCGCCAACACTTGGCACAGGCCTGTGTTCCTGGCCACCGAGCCGGGCACCCACCTGATGGAAGCCGCAGAGGTCGAGATCCGTTCCTGGGCTGACTTCTTGGCGGTCCTCGATGAGCTGGAATACACGGGTCACAACTATTCGACTGTCGTTATAGACACCGTAGACAACCTCTACGCTCGATGCCTCGAAAAGGTCTGCGCGGACCTGGGCGTCCAACACGTCTCGGACGCGCCCTATAAGGGGTGGGACATGCTGAAGCAGACCTGGACAAGAGGAGTGCATCGAGCCGCTGCACTGCGCGCTAAGGACGGCAGGAAGCTGTGTCCCCTGTTTATCGGCCACACGAAGCTCGAGCCGATTAGAAAGAGGGTGGACGGGCGCGTGGTGGACACGGGTCTCGTCCTCCACCGAAGCAACCTGCCCGGCGCGGGCCGAGGGATCCTCCACAGCGCTATCGACTTTCTCTACGGGGTCGAGCTGGCAGAGGACGGCAAGCGCTGGTTAATCACACAGCCCACTGACAACGGTGAGGCGAGGTACGAAGCCAAGGGACGAGGAACGCCGGAACAAATGTTGCCGGCGAGAATTGAGATGAGCTTTAACGCGCTGAAAGAAGCGTTCGATACGACATTCGGCAGCAGCCGAGAGGAGAAGTAAATGAGTTATTGGGAAGGTGTTAGTAGCGAGGGATCCAGCGGTGGACCGACTGAGCACATTAAAACGGACCCCACAGTCCCACCGGGGTTCTACGTCTGCGAAGTCGCGGACTTCATGGCATTCAGCAGGGACGGGTCTCCCTGGAAAACGAAGTTCACCCTCCGAATTATCGAAGGGGCACAGCGAGACAAGTACCTTGTTCGCTGGTCTGAGATGGTCGAGAAAGCAAAGAGCGCAAATCTTGACCTGTTCAACAACACGCTTGGTGAGCTTCCTGTGTTCAGTCCAGATCATGGGTTCGCAGATCTGGCCTCGCTACAGAGCCGCATGAAGGGTGCGGTCGTCAAGGTTAAGACCGACACATGGAGGGCGAACGGCAAGAGTGGGCTCAATGTCTATATCAATCAATTAGTTAGCCGGGGTGGCGCTCAGGATGTGGCCCCCGAGGGCAGCCCTGTTGGCTACACCGAAGACGAAGCAATTCCGTTTTAGCTAGCGGCACAGTGTTCGTTAGTCACCTCTCGACGATGTGTGCCGCATCATTGTCGTCGTCGAGTGCGGTGCTAGCCTCTGAGCCCAAGGCGAAACCCTCACCTGCAAAAAGGTGGGGGACGGGCTCACCTAACCTCAACTGGAGAACATACGATGAGAGATTTTACAGACCAAGGAGTTGAAGTTTCCGACAGCCCCACCTTTCGTTGGTCGGCTGGAATGATGGCTGTTGACGAGGACGGGGTTACTGACCGGGTGGTGGAGGTGTTCCAGCTTCCAGGCTTCGGAGAGATGGTCCGATGTGAGCACACCACCTATCCAGTAACCCAAGTGATCCCAGACCTTTCCGATCAGGTTACCCGCGCAGCCCTGATGGGCGTTGAGGTCTCGTGCGGGTGGGGAGAGGGACGATGACCCACGGAAGTTGGCTTGAGTCGCTTGAAGAGGCTGTTGCGGACGTGGAGCTGGACGGGACCTGGGCGGAATGTGGCTTTGATTATGCCTACGGAAGCGTCGAAGGATTCAAGTCTGAGATGGGGTACGAGATCAACTCGCCCGCCGAGATCAAGCTCGAATGGATCAGCGAGGGAAGACCTTGCTTTGAGGAGATCGAAACGTCGCGAAGTATGACGAAGAAGGTCTATACCCCCGACCTACGTGCCGCCTCGATTCTCGTGACCGTGCAGATGCTGTCCCTCTCGGCAAGGCGGCATGGGTGGTCTGGATACAAGTGGAACGCCACCTACGCTGTGAGTAACACATGATCATCATCGGAATTGACCCCGGACCCGAGAAGTGTGGGTTCTCCGTATACGACAACACAGCCCGCAAGATCGTCGAGGCGCACAAGGCTCTCCCCGTGCTTGAGTCCCTGTTCCTCCTCGATGTCTACGCCGGGCGGGCTGACCTCGTGGCGATCGAGCGCGTCCAGTCCTACGGGATCGCAGGCTCCTCCCTGCTCCGAACCTCCGAGGTCGTCGGCAGACTCTGGCAGTGCTCCGAGGCTCTGAGGTTCCCCACGGTGCTCCTGTATCGCAGAGAGGTCTTGAGGGGCCTGGACGTGACCGGCAAGGGAAACAGGGACGCTCTCGTGCGCGAGAGGCTTATCGAGATGCACGGCGGCGAGCGCAGGAAGGCGCAAGGGACGAAGAAGGAGCCCGGCCCGCTCTACGGTGTCAGCTCGCACGCTTGGCAAGCCTTGGGCCTTGCGGTCGTCGCAGGCATGGAGGCAGGACGATGATCAGGGTTCTTCTCTCTGGCGGCATGGATTCCGCCGTCTGTCTTGCCTGGGCAAAGCGTCACCGCCTGCCCGTCGGCGCTCGTTATGATTCCGATCTCGACATCGTGGATGCTGTTGGATTCCACTACGGGCAGCGACACGCCAAGGAGTTGGAGGCGGCGCGGAGGATCGCCAGCATGTGCGGCGTTCGCTTCCGCGTGCTTCCGATCATCGACGGGCTCGGGGACTCTTCCCTCACCGGGGAGGCCGGCGCGCTCTGTGGGCCGGATGTCGTCGTCCCCGGTCGGAACTTCAAGTTCCTAGAAGGCGCGGCGCTGCTTCGTCCTTTCCCCGATGCCATCGTGATCGGAGCCTGCAAAGACGATCAAGCAGACTTTGAGGACTGCCGCCCCGAGTTCTTTGAGGCTGCGTCGGAGCGTCTAGGGATCCCGATACTCACACCACTGGTCGACAAGACGAAGGAAGAGGTAGTGAGGCTAGGCCGAAAACTGGGAGCTAGCAGCATGATTACGCTCTCTTGGTCCTGCTATGCGGGCGGGGAGCGACCGTGCCGAGAGTGCCAAGCCTGCATAGCCAGGGACGCCGGGATCAAAGCGGCGGCTCCCGACTGGGGCGCGCGGTGATGGCTTACGCGAGCAGGACCGGAACGCGCCGGAACGTCGAGGTAATGCGCCGAGCTGGGTGGCGGATGTTGTGCGAGCCTTCGCAGCTCGGCAGGTATGCGGGCGATCGTCCTCCGCTTGCTTACGCTCTAGATAACGGCGCGTGGGGATGCTTCCAGCGCGGCGTTCCTTTTGACGGGGAAGGCTTCGCCCGCCTTCTTGAGTGGCTCGGAGAAGGCGCAGACTGGATCGTCGTTCCCGACATCGTTCAAGGCGGGCTGGAGAGTCTGCGCTTCAGTCTGTCGTGGCTGTCTCGCGTCCTGTCCTTCGCCCCGGCGTTGATCGCAGTGCAAGACGGGATGGAGGCGGGCGACGTTCAGGGGCTGCTCGGTGAGAATGTCGGGATCTTCCTCGGCGGCTCGACCGACTGGAAGCTCAAGACAATGCGGGAGTGGGGCGCGGTTGCCCGCAGTCGCGGCGCACACTTCCACGTTGCGAGAGTTAACACGGCGAAGCGGATCCGACTCTGCCAGGATGCCGGGGCGCACTCCTTCGACGGAACAAGCGTCACCCGGTTTGCCTGTAACCTTCCGAGACTAGACAACGAACGGCGGCAAGGGCACCTCTTCGCAGGTATGGAGGCGGGGCGATGAGCGCAACGGGCAGAGGTCGGAGGAGAAACCCTAGGGATTTTTACGAGACCCCTGCGTGGGTAACGCATGCGCTCTTCCAGTCCGAGAAGCTGTTTCATCACCTCTATGAGCCCGCCTGCGGCACAGGAGCCATCCTTCGGGTTTTGGGCCAATACGGCAAGGCTAGCGGATCTGAAATATCCGAGGCGTCTGTGGCGATTTGCAAAGAGGGTGGGCTCGACGCAGAGGTGCTTGACTACCTCTCCGAAACCACCCCCCCCTTCTTTGGGGACGTGGTCATGAACCCCCCATACAAACACGCGGCAGAGTTTGTGAGGAAAGCGCTGGAGCGGTCAGAGGACGGGATGAAGGTCTGCGCACTGCTTCGGCTCAATTTTCTGGGAAGCTCCAGAAAGAGGCTGGACTTGGTTGGGCCAGACTCCCCCCTCAGAAGGGTCCACGTCTTGTCGAAGAGACCGAGCTTCACGGGGGACGGTAGGACCGATGCTGCGGAATACGCTTGGTTTGTCTTTCAGAAGAACTACGCCGGCCCCTCTGAAGTTTCAGTTGTGCCGGTTTTTTGAATCGATAACGGAAAGCGCGACCCTGCCTTCGGGTCCGATACATGATCCCCAGCCCAATCCGAGATCCGTCCCTTCTCAGCGTTTTCTGAATCCCCTCTAGGTCTGTGTAGTCTCTCTTGTGACGGTTGTTGAGGCATATCCAGACGTTCACAGCCACGAGGGCAACCTCAAGGATGTCGATGTCTGCCTCCCGAAAAGGAGCCCACTCTGGCCCGCCCTGACTCAAGGCGAGGTCAAGCCGCATCGCGTACTCCATGATGACGAGCTGTTCCTGCTCTCGTCGGCGGGCAAGAAGAAAAATCTCTTCGTAGAGATCAACAACGACCTCTCCGAGAAGATTCATCAGGGGGCCCGGATACTCCCAAAGAAGAAAGGCAGCATGAAGCCGAGAGACGAGGCGCGCACGACGACGACCCCCCTGTCTCCAGGAAGCCAACCTTCGCCATTTTTGTTTTCTTTTCGGCAAGTGATCTCCCGGTGCTTGGAGATGGGCTTACGCCTTTTCGAGACGCGCGATCCTCCGCTCAAGCCGCTTTCGAGCTGCCGTCGCCATCTTCGGCCCGCGCTCAAGTAAGCGAGACTCGAGCCTGTCCAGCGTCTTGTCCCGCATCTTCTCTCGGCGCATCACCGATCTATAAATTCCGACAATGGCTAGCGCGACGAAGAAGGCAACCACCCTCACCACCTCACGACCAAAGGCATCGGTGGGGGCGACGCGCGAAAGTCTGAAGGCAAGCTCCGCTGCGTAAGCCGCATCCTGCTCAAAGAATCGGAGACCTTCGACCTCGGGGGCGAGGTCTGAGACCACACCGACCAGCATCTTGGCTATCGGGTCGTGGTGTTTCTCAAGGAACGCCGCAGCCTCAGCCCTCTTCTGTTGGCGACGATCTGCCCTACTCATCGCCCTCCCCCTCCTCGACCGCTGCTGCGATCTTCTTACCTGCGGCGAACGCTGCGGCAGTGTCGACGAGCCCCTGCGCCCCGAGCATCCCGAGCCCAACGGTGACGACCGCTTCGAGGCTGGAGTCGTCAAGGGGAGATCCGAGCATATCGGACACCGCGACGAGCAGGACGATTCCGACAGTGATCCATAGCTTGCGTGAAACGAGACGTTCTTTCATATCTACTCTCCTGATTGATAGAGGCTTTCTGGTGGGGTCGCCGGTCGTTCGATCTGGTACTCCGAAGGGATGCAGGACCGAATCACGATCAGCATCACAACGAGGACACCGATCAGGGCCAAGGCTACTTGGTCGTCCTTCGCTGTCCAGTTCATGCCCGAGCCTTAATAGCAGCCAGAGCAGAGCGGAGCTTCGCGGAGTATCGCGCAACATTCGGCCCCCGTCCGTTGTAGTGAGCAACCAGCTCTTCAATGTTTGGGTCGTCGCTCCTTGCGATTCTGAGCGCTGCAGGATTGGCTCGGAACCAACTAGCCAGCAGCGCATGGCTTATCACCTCGGGGTCTTGGTCGAAGGCCGGCACAGCCTCGTCGACTCCGAACATGTCGATCAGATGACGACCGAGGACCTGAAATAAGCCGAAGCTCGACGACTCGATGATCGCCCGCCTCCATTGCTCGTCCTCGTGCATCGCCAGGGCTCGATCGAAGGCTGCGCGACTCGTCTCGGAGCGGACAAGGGACCATCGCTTGGTGTTGCTCTGTGGCGTGTAGGGGATCTCGGCAGCTCGGTCCCCTAGCTTGCGGTGAGCCAAATGTGGCTCGAACCTGACAGCAGACGCCCGGCCCCCGCTCTCCACCTTGACGAAGGCGCGCATCAGATCGGGATCAATCCCCAAGTTCTTAGCAGTCCTCCCAATCAGATCGGGCTCAGGCTCCTGCAACCCGAAACCGTCAGCGTGCGCTGCCGCCAAAGTCTTTGGGCCACAAGCACCGTCCGCAGCCAGCCCTCGTGACGCCTGATAGGTTTTCAAACCCAGGTCCGTCTTGCGCCCAGCGATGCCGTCGTTTTCTCCCTCAGGGAGAAACCCCATCTCAATCAGGAATTCCTGAAAACGCTTTACTTCTGGGCCCCGGTCCCCCCTGCGAAAAATCACTGACATCTAGCACCCGTAGCCTGGCATATCGCTGCGAGCGAGCGACCCTGGTCTGTCTGCTCGTCTCGGATAGCCCGCTGCTCCAGCATGATCGTATTGATGCGTTCCTCGGTCACGGGATGCGCCTTCAGCGCAGAGTGCGCAGCGAGCCCCGTCACCACCTCCTCAAGCTCAGCCTCGATGTGTGCCGTTGAGTTCAGGGTCATCGAGTAGAATGCCCCCACCGAGAAAATGATTGGCACGAGCCAGAGGGCCACCTTCAGCCTGTGTTCTGTCTGAGCTGTCATGGTAATACCTCCGCGCTAGTCCCAGCCGCATTTACTAGGATCCGAACGAGCACCGTACCTTCGACATCGAAGAAGGTGAAGACCCAACCTCCTCCCGCCGCCGGATTCGATGCCGAACGAGGCGCACTCGCAGCCAGCGGGCTAGCGGCTCGGGCGGCAGCGGCGATGGGTGCGAACTCGGACTCGACACTCATGACATCACCTGCCTAAGCACTCGGAAGCTCGTCCAAGTAACCGTAAAGCCTGCCGTCCCTATTCCTCCGCGCATCGCCCACGGTCCCGCCCGCAGGTTGCTGACCTCGAAGGAGAAGGAGGTTGGATCGACTCCTCGCGCGTCGTAGGAGAATGGGGCGACGAAGACAGAGCCCGTCATCGGATCAGCCGGGTAGCTTGCGCCGGATAGGGCTTGGCCTCCGCCTCCTGGGAAGACTGCGACCTCGTGGTATCCAGGCACCGAGCCGACCTCCTCGTTGATTCGGAGATATCCCGCCGAGACGCCGGGAAGCAGCAACTCCTCTCCCTTGTCGGGAGTCCCGAAGAGAGAGTCAGCATAGAGTCGCCGGTGGCAGATCCAGTTAGCCCACGACGCATCCGAGACGATGACCCCGAAGCCGTCATAGTTCGAGTCGACGTCACCCTCTGCAGATGTCACCGTGGCGACCGCTTGCACGACCACGATCGAGCTTTCATCCGCAGAAGGAGAGAGGTCCGAGATCGTAGCGGTGAGGCGCGGTGCGTTCGCGTTGGATGTGCCCCAGTCGGAAGCCGAGGTCGGCTCGATGACGAGGCCCTCACCTTCGATTGTCTCGAAGGTCGTCGCCTTCGCGATGCTGTCGGCTGTCCATGTGACGCCACCCATGCTCTTTGTAGCGGTGCCTCCGGTGAAGTCGTGGACATTCGCCGCAGCGGTGAAGTCGACCTCGTAGTCAACGACCCATTCTGGGGGGACATCAGTTGATGCGGCTGGGGTCGGGACGCTTACCGTTGAAGAGCCTCCTGGGACCGAGACAGAGTTAGCCATTAGAGTTCCTCGGTGGAGTCGTCAGGGTTGACCTTGATCTTTGCTGTGAGAGACAAGCCCAAGCGGTCTGAGAAGAAGCTGAAAACAATCGCTTCGTCGAGCTGTGGCTCAGCGTATTCTCGGGCAACCTCAGATGCAGACAGTCCTTTTGAGTCAAGGGCTATGGCTCGAGCTTCGGTGCATCGCTCCGGGGTCATGAGTTCGCCCTCCGAAGCACTCTCATCTTGTACGCAGTAGCCTCAAGGGTTGAGCCTGCGTTCTGGGACTGCGCGAAGATTGCGAAGCGTCCGTCAGTGTGGGGGATCTTCCAGGTCGGCGTAGCCGAAGGTCCGGTGCCATAGCTGGCGCGATCTGTCGATGCATAGGATCTATACGTCGTCGTCGCCAGGGGGTCGGGGAAGGAGCCAGAGAAGGAACCCGCAGAGAGGATCTGACCGTCACAAGGAAGCCAGACGATCTCAAAGAAATCCGCCTGGGTCGCACTTGCCGTCAGGTCCCCAGACTGGTCCCGAAGGAAGCCCGTCTTCGCACTCACATCGTGGACCCGAAAAGCGAGAACAAAGCCTGTGCTGTCGTTTAGGGTGCCGTCCCAGAGCCCGAGCCCGTAACCGTGATAGTTGGCTGAAACATCTGAGGCGCTGTCCATGTGTAGCTGTAGGCACACGGTGTCCGACCGTGAGAAGCCCGTCATCATGTCCTCGATCTTCGCAGCCAACAGCGGTGCGCTCTGGGTGCCGTTCCACCAATAGCGGTTCTGTGAGGTGGCGAAGATCCGCAGCCCTGTGCTCCCGTCAAGCTCGAACGTACTAGGAGCGCCAGCCGTGTTCTCTGCGGTCCAGTCGACACCCCCGATATCTGCAGTCGCAGTCGAGGTGAAGTCGTGAC